AGAAAATATTAAAAACTAAATACAACATAGCAACAGTATTTAGAAAAAAACTTCCTAAAAAATGGTTAGGCCGTAAAGTTATAAACGGGGATAAGCACGATTTAAGACACTTAGACCCGAAAAAAGTTGTAGTGGGCTTAATTGCTAAAGGTCGAGCAATCAAAAATTTTAAAGGATTTGTGCAAGATGTTTAATTTTGTGCGAATATATGGCGTGAGGGAGAAAAATACGCGAAGAAACCTGAATAATAGCGGGCAAGAGCGCAAGCGACAAGCGAGTTCTCATTTAATGCCGTGTCCACAGGCGCGCCATATTAAAACTAACAAGCGACAGGCTCAAGCGACAAGCGAGCATTATATTATAACAACAAACAAGCGAGAGGATAATATGAAATATCTACAACAGCAAAAAGAATATAAAAAGGCTATTGAAATATTAAAAGAAGTATTTGAAAGAAAAAAAGATAATGTTTTAGATAACCCAGAAGATGAATTGTTTAAACAACATTTAGAGAGTTTAAGGTGCAGTATAGAGTTGATCGAAGAAGATATACCATATCTTGATCCAAATTATTAACAAACAAGCGAGAGGATAATATGACAAAAAAATTAACATTAGAACAAGTTAATCAAAGAATAGATGATCTTGAATGTAGTTATTATAAAGGTTGGAAAATGGACGAGTACGCCTGGCGTTTTAGTGGTCGAGTATCAAAACCAGATTTAATGTATTGGGGCAGATTACATAAAATAAAAAGGGAGTTAGAAAACAAATGAAAAATTATTTAGTAAAGTTTAAATGTGTAATAGGAGATTATGAGCATATAGACTATATGCTTTTTAATAAGAAAAAAAGTGAATGGGGATATTGCAAAGAGTTTTGGGGTATCACTAAAAAAGATGAGTTAAAAGAAAATTGTTTTTGGGATGATTGGATGCAGAACGCTATCTCGGTTTATTCTGAAACAGAAATAACAGATAAGCAAACAAAAACATTAAAAGAGTTGGGAGTGATATATTAATATGGCAAGAGATCATAGCGAAAATATAGATGATTATTGTAGAGAAAACTACGGTCATTCAAATTGGGGGTATTTAGATACCTATACAAAAGAAGAGTTAAAAAAAGCAGATCACGATATAGAAAACAATATTGTTTTTTGGCACGAGGATGATGAAGAGGAAGAGGGGGACGAGTGAGCGGATTTGTGCAAGATTGGGATTGTACCCAATGTAAAGAAGGTAAAGGATTCCAGGAAACTTTTAAAGATACCGAAGAGGGTTATATTTTAGAGTGTCTTAATTGTAAGTATATGGAAGTGTATAGAGAAGATGTGGACACGGGCAAGGTTGTAGAAGACTACGCGGGATACGAGCATTATTATAATAACAAACAAGCGAGAGGATAATATGAACGAAGGACTAGAAAATATAAAACAAATAGAAGATTTAGAAAATAAAGTTAAAACATTATCAGATCATCTAGCGGGTATGTGTTGTCAAGCAGATGAAGACACGCCAAGCGAATATAGAACTGAACATTTTAGATCGACTATGGATGACGCTTATGAATATTTAGAAAAAATAGGATACTTTAAGAGGGGCAAATGAAAAAATATAAAGTAAGAGCAGAAGAAACTATATATGCTATCTATGAAACAGAAATAGAGGCAAAAAATGAAAAACAAGCTAGGAAGATTGCATTGGAAACATGCGCCTCTGATTATTTAAGTAGTGATTGGTCAAATTCAGCGGGAGATTTTACAATAGAAGATATAGAGGAGATAGAAGAATGAGTGATGATAGATATATAACTAGAGATATGTTGACAGAAGAAAGTTATGAAGGCAATAATTTTGCAGAAGGTAATGCAGTTAAATATGATTTACAAAATGGTGAAATAAATATTATTTGTTTTTGTAGTGATGAGAGTGTAGCTAAAGGAATTGCAGAAGGTTTAAACTTGTTAGATAATTTAGAGGCAGACGGAATAGATTTAAAGAAGTGACCCACGTATTTAAACATCCAAACTATTATAAAAAACAAAAGTCTCAAGCACCAAGCGATGATAAAAAAGATACTGAATCCTCAAGCGAGGAAGCTACAGGCTCAAGCGAAGACAACGAAGAATCAACAAGCGCAAGCGATTGACTTCCTTCAAATAACAAATGCTTATCTTTCCACTCCACAAGCACAAAGGAATTCTTAGGATGGCGGGCGTGAAACGATACTTGATGAGGGGACAGGCGAGCCTTGTTACCGCTTGCAACTTTTAATTCTACAGTGAAAAAGTGCCAATGATTATTATAGCCCAATAGATCGGGAGTACCAAGTAGGCTAAGGTTTTCCAACCTAGTCCAAAGGATATCTTTTGAGGCAGTTTTAAGTTTTTTATATAGTTTAGTTTCTGGGCCCACAATTGCATTAATAATCCTTCTGAAGTTTATCTGGTAAGATAAGACTCGAAGGTTTTTCAGTTTTTAAAACTAATCTGTGTGCACTATGACCTGGCTGACCAATAATTGGAGTAGCATTTTCATGTACTTCCATTCTTCTGATAGCGTGTAGCTTTCCTTTTATCTCTACGTAGATGACTGCGTTCTTAACTGCATCCGATCCTTTCGTAAAGTTGCTTAGAAACAACTGCAAGTCTTGTACTCTCATGAATCTTTTTGTCTTAACTTATTAGACAGATCCTCTATCACTTTTTTATATCCTTGCAAGAGATTTTTATTAGATTCATTCTCAGAAGATATTTTTTTAAATTCAAAGACTTCTTTTTTTAAAACATCGAGAAGAAACTCATAGCCTTTGATGGTCTGTTTGAGTTCATCAATCTGTCTAGTCAAGTCTAGTTGACCTCGATCCTCTTTTAAATCTACTTTAAACTCATTCTCATGGGTCATATCTTCCCCGTGTTCTTTTAAGTGTGTATAAGTCCGTTTCTCTTTCATTATTGACTTTATAGGATAATTGACTTAAATTGTCAAACATGGGCGTACCAAAAAGATTGACAGAATTACAACGTAAATTTGCTGAAATACTAGTCTTCGGTGACAAAGACGGTAAACCAGTGACAAAAACTGAGGCGGCAAAATTAGCGGGTTTTAGTCCTAATAGATCTAGTCAAGAAGGGTATGAACTTACCAACCCTAAATATCATCCACTAGTTGTAGAGTATATCGGTAAATTAAGAGAAGAAAAAATACAGAAATATATGGTAACATTTGATGGCCATCTTGCAGAGCTAGATCGTATTAAAGAAAGGGCCCTTAAAAAAAATTCATTTTCAACAGCAGGTAATATGGAAATAGCTAGGGGTAAGGCGGCAGGATTATATATAGATAGAAAAATTATTAAAACAGGTAAGTTAGAAGACCTATCTGAACAAGAATTAGAAAACAAAATGAAACAAATACTAGAAGACTATGCACCCATTCTAAATGCAAAACAAATAGATGGTGAAGTTATATCTTCTGAATCTTCTTCACCCACGGAAGAGGAATCATCGTTCGATCCCCAAAAGTAATACCTTCTTCATCCTTATCATAAGAGGCAAATAATTTAATAGAGTTTTTATCTTTAGAGTACAACCAACCCTCATTGACAGGAGTTGCTAGTTTCATCTTATTGAAGTCTTTATCTGTAGCCCAAGCCGAGTCACTTACACAGTCGACCCACTCCACTCTGACTTTTTGAAAAGGTATATCAGGAGTTGTTATAGTGTTGATAGCTTTACGTCTTTTCCTAGGCATATCCCCCTATATCATCCCTATAAGAGATGTACCAGATAAATCACCTAACAAATTTTCCATTTATTTGTCCCGAGCGGCACCACTGTACTCAGTTTGGACTAACCTTTTGTATAAAAAGACCTATAAATGACATAAATTTCTGTCACTAAAACAGTTTCTGTCACTAATTTTGTCACGTATTATTGTTGTATACCAACGATAATAGCTCATTCTGACACTTTGACACTTTTTTTTCGTGTTTTTTTAAAACGTCTCTCATTTATCTGTGACATCTCTTATGTATTGTCTATGCCTTATTTATAACATATTTAAGACATGATTAAAACACATATACCTTAGAATGGTTCTAAGTTATTTTAATTTTTTATCGTATTCTTTGTATTCTTCTATTAATTTCTCTGATGGATACCACACATCTACTGCTGAATGGCAGTTAGGACACGAAAGATTACTAACTATATCATAATCCTCATTATCTTCAGTGTCGTGATCTCCACCCCATATCAATTCAGTTCCACAGTGCCAACAATTCATTTAAAATCCTCTTCCTTCATCGGTGCTACTCTCTCCTTCTCATCATTCATTAGTTCATGGTACATGTCTAGTCGCTTCAAGAACTTATGTTTCCAGGTTCGTAGTTCATGATCCGTGAACCCAAATTCCTGATAGAATAAGTCTGGTGTACATACCATGATCATTCCTTGACGAATATTACTCTTGTATACATAATCATGGGCCATGCAATATGCTGCAATTTGAAGGTAATAGTCTTCGATCCACTCTTCCTTCTTCGGTCTATTCGATTGTTTAAAGTCGATTATAGTATCAAGGCCCTTGTAATTACAAACGAGATCAGTAGACCCAGCGTACAACCCAGGATAAAACAACGTGACTTCTGAGCCGTAATATTCCGTAACATTCGATAAACCTTTTTCAATAATTTTTTGGGCCATGGGCTTCGCCTCCTGTCCGATCCCTGTAAGATCATCGTACCCAACTCCTTCCACATAAGATTCGAGGAACTTGTGCATAGATGTCCCCCTATTACTACTATGGTTTTTAATTCGTTCTGCTTCTTGTTCTCCAACTTTGGCCTTCCATTTCTTTAAAAAATCTGTGTTTTTGGTGGCCCCTAATATAGTAGTCACAGACGGAAGTCTATAATTACTTATCTCATAAACCCTTTTTCCAGTATCAGGGTTCGTGATCTGTTTTCCGTCTATATAGTTGTATTTATTACTCTTCTTCATTCTCTAATTCTTTCTGTTCTTTTTCAAAACCCTCCATAAGTTCTTCATGTAAGGTCTTAGGTTTAAAAATCTCATCAAAACGTTTACGGTATAAATCATTACTCGGTCTTGATTTACCATCAAATTTTTCTTGTTTCATAGTTTGTCTTTTAATTCCTTTACGTACTCTTCGTTTTCTTTTTGACGTTTGTCTTCTATCATCTTAGCATGTTTACGCCAAGCCCACGCATTCATTTGCCCTGCATACTTCATAATGAAATGAAGTGTATTATATACTATTTTATCAAACATTTTTTTGAATCCTATATTCTTCTAAAGATATTATCTCAGCATTAATTTTTTGTTTAGCATAGTGTTCTATTACTTGTTGTATCTTTGGCAACTTTGTATGAGCAAAGGGCCATAAATATAGACAAACTAAATAAGCATCTCTAAAGGTTGCTCTCCATCTATATTGCATTAAGTAAGGTGTACCATCTTTACGCAAACCTTTACGAGGTTTTTTATTTAAAGTTCCAATTCCTAAAGTCTGATGCATCCACTTTAAAACTGATTCATCGGTCATAGCAATCTCCATACTTATTCTTAAACTATTTGAGTATCTATGCCCAGGTTTATTATTATGTTTCTTTTTCTTTTCCCTACCACGTTTAAAATGTACGGTTCCTTCTCCATCAAACAGTCCTGCAATGTAAGCTCTATCTAATTCACTAACCATTAATGCACTGAGTAGATAGGAGTATCTATAGAATAATTATCTTCTTCATCTTCATAATCATAGATTTCCCCCTGTGAATCACAGTCGTGACACTGTTCAATAAATTCTTCAGGACTTAATATAGTGTTAAATTTTAAATATCCATTCCCTTTACAAGTAGGACAAATATAAACTCGTTTAATCTTTTTTGAATTGGCCATTATATTTCTTTGCTTTCTCGTTTGCTAATACGTCAATTGTTTTTGCTACACTTAACTTTGCTTCAGGAAGTATTAATTTTGATAACTTCTTTAAGACTTTATATGTTTCTTTGGACAGTGAAACATTACTGTATTTACTCATATCGGTCATGTATAATACCTTTCATTATTTTTATTTAATATAAATTATATTGTAGGATTGTCAATGAAAATTTTATTAGCATTAATTATTTGTTCACAGGTCGCAAACTCTTGTTTAGACCCTTATCCGTGGCCCGTGGTATTTGATTCACAATACGATTGTTTAATGGAAGGGTACAAACAATCTATGATAAAAATGGAAGAGATAGGTAAAGAAGATATTAACAAATATAATATGTTTATGAAGTTTTATTGCACACCTGAGAATACTATTTGACAAGATTATTTAATGTTGATAGAGGTTAGATCTTCTCACCATTACCTATCCCTATATTTTCCCTCTTTGGGATAGGTGTTATCTACACATACATCCCATAAAATTACCACTACCATCATTCATAATATGTAGGTTTAAACTATCTACATATCCTGTAAGTTTTAGTCTCAATACCTCACACACTTTGAAACAGTCTATGGGTTTAATCAGTTCTATTCCTTCTAACATCTTTGTTGTCACTGGAATTAGTTGATACAGTCCGTCGTTTATTATGATCAAGTCCACGTGCGACCTCCTTTACTTTTTCATACCACAAATCTTTATACTTTTTATCTTTTGTTTCGTGATAAAGGTTTGCTATTATATCTAGTTCCTTTGATAAACTCATTGTTTCTAGTCCCCCATAGTAAAACATTTTTTAGTCCTGGTGCTTTGATGTCCATATGGACACCAAAAGATTTCCAGGCCTTCTTCATAATATTAAGTTCAAGCAATAGGTTAGCCCATTGTCCTTGGTTCGTGCATGTTGTTTTAATGGTGATTGTTTTTTCTTTCATTAATTATTAACTCTTCTATCGAAAATATTTTCCTTATCTTGAGGAAGATCTCCAT